GATCAAGAAAGTGCAACCAACTGGACTCCTGCAATTACCAATCAAGCTGGCAGCATTACGTTCTCGCACGGCTCAGAGCTGGTAACTTGCTTGCAAACTCGCCAAGAGATTGTGGTTTGGTCGGACTCGGCTATTTACTCTTTGCAGTATGTCGGCTCTCCGGCTGTTTGGCAAAGTGGACTGCTGGGCGACAACATCTCCATCGTGAGCCAAAACGCCGCAGCAACTGCTTCAGGGGTTGTTTACTGGATGGGTGTGGACAAGTTCTATAAGTACGATGGTCGGGTCCAGACTTTGCGTTGCGACCTGCGCCAGTACATCTTCAGCGACATCAATCAGTCTCAGTACCAACAAGTGTTTTCAGGAACCAACGAAGGTTTTAACGAGGTCTGGTGGTTCTATTGTTCAGCCAGTAGCACTGCGGTAGACAAGTACGTTATCTACAACTACGCCGAAGACATTTGGTACTACGGCACACTGGGCCGCACAGCATGGTTGGACTCTGGACTACGTGACTATCCTTTGGCTGCAACGTACAGCTACAACTTGGTTGACCATGAGTTTGGTAACGATGACAATGAGACAGACACTCCTACTCCTATCGCGGCATCTATTGGGTCGTCTGAGTTTGATATTGATGACGGTCACAATTTTGGCTTTATCTGGCGCGTTATCCCAGACTTGACCTTCCGCAACTCGACAGGTGATTTGACGCCTCAATGCACCATGACGCTGATCCCAATGCAGAACTCGGGCTCAGGGTTTAACGATCCACTGTCTACCAACGGAACAAGCAGCGCCGCAATCCAGCGCATTGCCACAGCTCCTATTGAGGAGTTCACGGGGCAGGTTTACATTCGGGTTCGAGGACGCCAGATCATCTTCAAGGTAGAGTCAGACCGCCTTGGAACATCTTGGCAGCTTGGCGCACCTCGTATTGACATCAAGTCTGATGGGCGTAGGTAACATGAAAACAGTAACCTCTGAGTTTGTTCTGGGCCAGTCAGCCGCGCCTAACTTGCCTTTGGCACCCGAAGATTACAACCGCCAGTATGTGGACCAGCTTAACAATGTGCTTCGTCTGTACTTCAATCGGATTGACGCAACTTTGAACCAGTTGCGGGCGGTGGACATCATGCCTGCCCTGACCAATTACACCGTGGCGTCCCTGCCAAGCGCATCAGCCTCCGGCGCTGGCTCCCGGTCATTTGTTACAGACGCAACTAGCCCAGCATTTGGGTCGGCTGTTGTGGGCGGCGGAGCTGTTACAACCCCTGTATATTCTGACGGAACCAACTGGGTAGTCGGGTAAAGGAAAAATATGCCAGTAAATGAACCACTAACCTCCGATCAGATACGTTCTCAAATTCTATCTGGCCCGCAAACCGAGGAAGCCCGGAATCAAGCGTTTGCCACGTATACGCCCGCTCAGTTGCAAGCCGCATTTCCTGAATACGGCAACGTAGGGCAATATGAAACCGCTGCTGGATTTGCGCAGGGGAACACTGGTATTGCTAACCTACCTGCCGTGACGCCAACAAACGATTGGATGCCAAACCAGTTTTACAACCCCAATGTGATACCGGAGAACTTTGACTGGCAGCGTTATGTTGGGGCTAACAAAGACCTGGGGATTGCGGGGATTGACACGCAGCAAGAGGCTGAGCGCCATTATTTTAACTACGGGCAAAAAGAAGGCCGCAACATCGGCGCTCTTGCTCCAACAAAACTTGAAGATTTATCCCCAGAGGACTATCGGGCAGGGCTTGATGCTTACCGAAAGGCGACTGGCGATTATTCTGTTATTACCGGGACTAATGGTGAGGTCGGTTCTGAATATGCCCCGGTCAATCAATGGATTCAGCAGAACTACATCCCTCAAGGTAAGTTTGTAACTGACTACTCGGCAGCAAAGCCTGTAGACACGTTTCAATTGCTCAATGAGAAGCAGACCTCAAACCGCCCACCGGATCAGCTTGCAAGCATTCGGAAAGCCTGGGATGCAAACAAGGATAAGCCCGGCGAGATGCGCCAGCTCATGGAGCAGTACGGCGTCACTTTGGGCGATCTGTCTCAAGCGACAGGGGAAACTTATGACCAGCTCAACAACTGGGTTAAGAACGGGAACCTTCTTGGCTCAATTGGTTTCTCTGTAAATAAGCCCGGTGCTTACGACAAGTTTAAAGCAACCACCACACCAAAGTACGACCCTGACTCGAAGATCGTAGCTGGACCAAGCACGGCTGCCTCTAGAGAGGCCGACTACCTTGCTTCTCAGCAAAGGGCTAAGTACACCTTTGATCCTGTTGCTTACGCCAAGGATCCAGATGCTTACGTTAAGAAGATGCGCGAAGAGGGCGGGCTGGCTGCTTTGGTTGCCGAAAAAGGAGCCCCGTCTACTATTGCACCTGCTGGCACGAAAACAAATACCCCTGCTTCGTATCAGCCAGCCGAAAAAATTACGGCTGCAAACTTTCAATCTGAATACGACAAAATGAGGGCAGACCCAAACCTCAATGAAGATCAGCAAAGAAAGTTTCTTACAAGCGCTTTGGAAGACCCAACCATCAAGGCAAAACTTGGCAGTCAGTTGCAACCTGCGCTGGATGAGCTAAACAGACCACCAGCAGAAAGAATGCTTGGCCAGATTGAGAAACAGAAAGGGGTTCTTGGCGGGGAGTACTACCAAGGCGTATTTGCTGATCCAAAAACAATGACCAAAATCCTTGAGCAGAAAGGCATTAAAAGTCTTGCTGATTTGGGCCAAAAGGAAAAGTTTAAAACAGCCACTGCGGAAGTTCAATACACCACAGCCGATGGCAAACAATTAACTAAATTAAATGACGGCACTTTGGGTTATTTCGACGGGGATGATGATACCGGCCAATGGCGCATGGTGCCAAAAGATCAGGTTAAGGCTACATACGGCACATACAAAACAATTGAAGACGGCGGAAATACATACGGCCAGTTTAAGCCCTTGTCGGAAACAGAGCAGGCAACGCTGAAGGATGGGAAGTATCAAGAATACGCTGGCAATGTTGTCATCAACAAAAGAACCGGCGAGGAGCTGACCGACACTACACGCCAGCTTGCCTTTCAATCTAGCAGCGGTGGTCTTAAAGAAAAGAAAAACTACCTGACTGTAGAGTTTGATAAAAGTGGAAATCCTATTTTGGTGGCAAGCAAAGAGAAGGCTGGGCTTGGCGCTGCTTTGCAAGATGCCGCGCCAATTATTTCTGCGTTGCTGCCGGTTTTTCTACCAGGCATAGGCTCCGCAATTAGTAGCGCTTTGGCAAGTGCCGGTGGTTCTGCATTGGCTGCCGGATCTTTGGCTAATACTGCAATAACTCAAGGCATTATCAGCGGGGGACTTGGTACACTCAGCGGTAAAGACTTTGGGAAAAGCTTTCTTAGTGGTGCCGCATCGCCCGTCATCGGTTCAGGCATTCAATCTTTGTTGCCCGCTGGTCTTGACGCAAACACAATCAACTCCATAAAGGGAGCTGGCACAAGTGTGGTCAAAGGCTTGTTGCAGGGCGGCGACTTCAAGGACTTGCTTGGAGAGGGCATTCTTGGCGGCCTAACCAACTACGGCCTTGGTGAAACGACAAAAGGTTTGAACTTAACCCCCCAGCAGTTGAGCATGGCTTCCGGAATTATTGCTCCTTTGCTTCAAGGTAAGAAAATTGACCCTTACAAGACGATTAGCAACTCAATAATTCAAAACGCCAAGACTGCAAAACCAAAGGAAGAGCCCGAGGGGAACGCAAGTGGCGGCTTGTTGGAAGGCATCGCTCCTGTTAAATTACAGGGTAACTACAACATGGATCCTCGTATGTTTACTGGGATTGCTGGAAATCTTATGGCAAGGAGCATGTAATGGATTACGACACTGATTATGGTGATATGTCCGGTCTGGACTTTGGGGACATTGACCTGAGTGGTTTAGACCTTGGAGACATTGACCTAAGTGGCTTGGACCTTGGGGACCTTGACCTCAGTGGTCTTGAGGGCATGGATTTTGGTGGTGGTGACTCAAATGACGTTATTGTTGGCGGTCCTATGGGTGATGGTGATTCCACTCCTGACTATGAGAGCAACTTTGATGACATTGATTCAATAATGAATAACTTGGGGCGTGGTGGTGATGAATCTTTTGATCCTAGCGCACCACTACTGACGCCAGAAGGGATTGACGAAAGTTTTACCGATAGACTTAATGATTTTGATTACAAAAGGTACATTGATTATTTGTCTCCAGAAAGCCAAGCGGAAGCGGAAAAGTATCAAAAATACTTAAACGAATCTGATTCGGTCCCGGCAAACGACACCGTTGCCCGTGGAGAAGTTGGTCCGTGGCAACAATCCGGCTCTGACCGGATCATGATCAATGAAGACGGAACGGGTATTGGCATCAACGAGAACGGTGAAATGTATGCCTTGAGCAAATCTGAAGTTGATCAAATGATCAAGAATAAGCAGCTCAACACCTACGAGTCTGGCTACAACACCTTAGCTGGCGGCAACAAGACTGCACCGGGCGGTGGTACTCCAGTCACCTTGAAGAACGGCAAAGAAGGCCAGCTCATGCCGAACGGGAAAGTTATTGATAAGGATACTGGCAAACCGATTGGCACCGAGAAAGACGTTAAGACTGACAATAAACCTAGCACTGGTGGGCCGGGCAGTGGGT